ATGTAGCGTACCGATCTCTTCATCTATATTCCTCCTCTCCTATCCACTCATTTACCAAAATACTTTCGGTTTTCTCTTTTCCTCGAATCCTTCCTCAATCTCATTCCAAAGTTCAATAACGGCGTTTCTCAACTCCTGCTCCAAGTTTTCCTCCTCAACTATCTGAATTGAACGCTCCAACGACCTATCCAGCTTCAGATCCTTAATGGCGTAAACAGTGCTTCCAGTATTTGTTTTCAAAAATCTCAAGTTGGCTCTGATGTCATCGATTCCATAATCGAATAGGATATACACTTCAGCGGTTCGGTAGGGCTTCCATACTGAGGATTTAAACACTTCTATTTCAGTATGGACGCCTACAACCCTTTGATGTTCCTTACCCCGGATTTTCTTTTTCTCTTTTATCTTTTGCGGCGAGCCAAAACGTAACCTCAAACTAGAATAAAATCCAATCGCCTCACCGCCGGGGCTTTTGTATTTCATCCCATAAGGTCCAGCATCGAGGTTTTGACGAATCTGGTTGGAGCAGACCATGAGGACGTTCCTTTGAGTGATAATTCGGCAAGTTTTTCGCAATTCCTCCGAGAATTCCTTGGCTCGCCGCATCCCCATCTTGTCTCCTTCTTCCATCTCCATATCAGTAGACAAGGCGGCAAGAGAATCAGCAAACACTCCATAGATAGTTCCTTTCTCAGCCTCTTCCTGAGAGACCCAATCACGGACGCTTTGAAATACTTCAGGGACGGTATTAGGAATGGTGTATTCGATTTCTCCAGTATCCAGTCCAAATATTCTGGCAAACTGTTTATTTAAGCGGGCTTCTGGGTCATGGAACATTACCTTTCCGCTCATACGCTGAACATTAGCGGCTAACTGACTCAATAGAACGGTTTTTCCAGCCCCAGAAGGTCCAAATATCTCCACCAGAATTCCAAGAGGGATTCCCCCCTCTCGGAATCTGCCCCCGCTGATAGCAAGATCTAACAACGTTGAACCAGTGGACACGGCGATGTCCTTTCCGTCATATTGAGATTTTTCTTCGGGTTCTTTCGCCAATTTTTCCTCAACCTGTTCGCTCAACTTTGTCCTTTTCATCGTATCAACCCCCGTTTATTCGTTCTCCGACGCCTCCAGACATTTTTCCCATACTTCGCAACTGTCACAATCGTCATAACTATCATTATCTACTCCGAATTCATGACCGTAGGGACACTTGTTCTTTCCTTTACCCTTGGTTACTTTTGAATGGGGGCGTTGTCTTTTGAGCGGAGATTTCTTGGATTTCTTTTCGTCGCGTTCTTCCTCCTCCTCATCCTCATCTTCTTCGTCATCTTCCTCGTCATCATCATCATCTATATCCTCATCGTCATCATCATCATCTATATCCTCATCGTCATCATCTTCATCTTCATCTTCATCTTCTTCCTCTTCCATATCATCATCTATGTCCTCGTCTTCCTCTACCTTCCTTTTCTTCTTCTTCAAATCTTCGTCATCATATTCTTCATCCTCTACCTCATCCGGGCCCATATTTCCGAAAAACATAGCTTCAATGGTATGATATGGGAGAATTTCCAGTACATCATCCAAAGAAGGTATCTTATCCAAAATTGATTCATCATAAGGCTTTTTCCTTTCGATGAAGTCAATCCTGGACACTTCTGCAAACTTGTTGGATCCGAATGTACCTTCGGCGAATCTAATCCGCAAAGTATAGCCTTCTTCCAAGTCTGGGAAGGTTTCATACTCCTCGTTTTCTTGTATTTCTTCATTCAACTTATCTTGAAACAAGAATTGACTGATATCCCAAATGTGAGGTTCTTCGGAGTAGTTCTTGTTGTTCTTGGGGATGACAACATAAAGATTTCTCATCGAGGGCTTCAAGGCTCTTACTGTATCATCGTCCCACCTGGCTCCATCTTTCAATAATTGAGCACGATATTCACAAATTGGACAAGGTTTTCCGACGCTGCTAGGACAAACAACCGATTGGTTGTCGGGTCCGACGCCTCTGTGCAACCAGTAGGGTCGTTTGTACCAAAGTTCGCCCTTAACTGCGATTCCATATTCTTCATCTTTATCGGGATGATTATCACGCGTTACAACATATGGAATGATATCAAGTTCAACCCGAGTTCTCGGCTCCTCTTTGAAGATGTTTACGCTCTTTGGAAGCTTCAGGTAACCGTATTGTGAAACACCTCGGGCTTGTCTTTCAGCGTTTCGGCTTACAGCGCCTTTAAACCTGCTTTTCTTCTTGTTCTTTCTCATTGTTTATGCCCTCCTTCTAATTTTCACGTTTTTGTTTAGCTCTTTTTGTTCTTTCTTTTTGATACGTTCGTTCCACTCCAGTGATAAATCTCTTGGAGCAGAAGGTCCTGCAAAGTAAGATACACTCAGCAACTTCACAAGGTTTTCTAAGGCGGTTTTCTTTTGATCAATAGCTTTTACTGCGGCGGCTGCTACATCGTTTTCGTATCTGGCCTCAATGTATTTCTTTGAAGCCTCCTGATATTCAGGCTGAAGTAGGATAGTGCTAGCAACCGCTGATTCGGTCACCTTTGATAGTCCGTAGTTTTCCGGGTTAGCTCTGATGTCCATTTCGAGTTTGGCTTTGATGAAATCCAGTCTCTCTTTTGCTTCGTCCATCGCTTTCTTTGTCTCGGCCTGATACCTTGCATATTTGTACATCAGGTTCGCTTGTTGTAACCATTCCACGTCTAGCGCGGTTTCGTCAATGCTTACGTCCTGTTCATAGTTCAAATCCAAAGTAATCCCTCCTTTTTATCTATTACTCCCAAGTCCTCACTTTACCATGAATCAAAACATTCGCCGCATCCACTAGTGCAGCAATCTCATCGCTTTCTACCAACCAATAAGCGGTATCTTTCTTGACCAAACACTAAATTACCGCTCGTCATCTTCATCAGAAACTTCAACCCTTATTTTCGCTCTCGCCCTTCCTTTTTATTTTCTTTTGTAGCTTTTACCATATTGAAAATGCAGGGAAGTGCTAGTGAGAGTTCGGAGGGCGAGAATTTTCCGAAAATCCCTGATTCCACCGTGGTTTTCTTTGTTTCTTCATCTTCTTCCTCTTGGACTAGGTAAAAGATAATCCCGTTGCCTTCCAGTTCTTTCGCGACATTCCCTTCATCATCATAAAGCATCAAGCGAACACGTTTATTTTCCATCGCTTCGTTTTCCCTCCCTCTGATGCGCAGTTTTCTCTTCTGTCTTTATTATACAAACTACAGCAAAATTATTTGCGGTCTGGTCTAAGATAAGCCCGGTCAGATGTTACGAATTCTTCCTCAATTATCTTGTCCCTAGGTACAACTTCCTCTTCCCTGCCTGCAGTGTAGACAATCACAGATGTTTTTGTCTCTTTTACTACCTGTCCGCACCTCCACGCTTTGTTCTTATCAAAATAATGAACCATTTTCACTAATGGGAATTTTGTCCTTCTCACCTCTTGTCCACCTACCAGGCTTTTGTATTCTGTTAGACAGAGGGCGGCGATCTGATCCTGACCATCATATCTGGGGGACTTATCTGGGAAAGTTGATCCATGCGGCCCACCTTCTTTTCACCGATTAAATTGATGGTTCGTCAGCTTTATTAATAATTCGTTTTTGCATCTCCCTTACTACCTCAAGGATCTCTCTTTCCAACAACTCAGGATTCTCCCCATATTTCTTTGCGAAAGTATTGCTAGCGTCCATTATTAACTGTTCAATATTTCGGTTGATTATCTCATTAAACAGCTGTTGAGCCGCTAGATATACGCCAATGTCAAATGTTCCAAAAGTAAAGAGGTGCATTTCAAAACCATCGTCATCAATAACTTCATCCCTTGCCGGGATACCTAACACGATAGCAGTGTAGAAAGTTCCTTCCAATTCGTCATTCACATAGACTTTAATCCTCTTGTCATAATACTTCACAGCATCTTTGTAGTCACCAATAAAAGCGTCCATATTCGTATTCTCCTTTCTTTTTCATTATTCACCAAACAAAACACTATAGCACGCAAATACCAACGCAGGGAAACCCGAATTGTAGAACGGTTCCATGAATTCTTCCATTATTGCCGCAACTGTATTGTCCTGCTTTCCGCTCAATAAGATAGATTGACAGTAACCCAATACAGCCCGGCGTATTTGTTCAGCGTCTTCCTCTTTCAAGCCTTTAAGTATTTCGGCAATCTTTTTCCATGAGGCTCCTTTTACGAGTGCGCGACAAAGCTCAATCGTCTGAGATTGAATTTCTGCCGACCGCTTGGCGACTTCTAACCTCTTATCCGGGTCTACTGCTAAAACTTGAGCCAGGATTTGCAAGGCGTTTCTTGGATGACCCATGCTGTCTTGAATAATTTGTTCATAGACTCCCTTGTCCAGGGATTCCCCTTCCGCTTTCACAACTCGTAACAGTAAGCGTTTCATTTCCCTATCGGTCAATGGTTGAACCTGAAATTGAGAACAACGTCCTCGAATAGTAGGCAGTAGTTTTTGCGGGTCTGTAGTACAAAGAATAAAATAGACGTGTTTCGGGGTATCTTCTAGCGTTTTCAAAAGGGCGCTTTGCGCATCTTTCGTCAACTGGTGAACCTCGTCCAATATCCAAACCCGGTAAGGACTACTCAACGGCTTGTATTGGCATTGTTTCCTGATTTCCCTGATGGTATCAATCCCGCGGAAATCCGCCGAGTCAATTTCTTTCAAGTCATCATCTTGAACCCCCAGCTCTCGTGCTATAATCCGCGCCAGAGTAGTCTTTCCGCACCCGGTCGGGCCGTGAAGTAGAATACTATGAGATAATGGCTGGGATGATTCGCCGCTCAGCTGTTTTCTCAATACTTCCACGACCTGGCGGTTTCCGATTACTTCATCCAATGTTTTAGGACGGTATTTCAATGCAAGTGTGAGATTTTCCTCCATATTTCTCCTCTCCTTTATATCATTTTACCCAAGGCTGGTCTACACCATAGACTTCTACTTCAATTTCCAACGGTACGATAATCCATGGCCATTCCCTCGGTAATTCTTCACTTACTATCTGTTTAAGCACTCCTTCTATGTAGCCCATCTCGTGCGGGTCTACGTCCATTACAAGCGAGTCATGAATCTGTCCTATTAGGCGTGAATTCCATTTCTCTTTTCTCATCCGTTCATCCAACTTAATGAACGTTTTTAGCAAACAGTGGAAAGCTGAACCTTGAATCGGATAGTTTACAATCTCATTTTTCCTCATCACTCCCGAACAAATAAATCCAGTGTACATTTGAAGGTATCCTTTTCTGTAATATTCCTCAATCCAGCGCTCTTTCCACTGCTTGTAGACTTTAAACCGGACATTCCAGAAGTGGTCTTCCACCTCTCTCATATGTTCCACGAAATCGTCAAAAGATTTTATCCCATTTTTCCGGAGATGTTCAGCAATCGTGATTCCTTCCGGTAGCGTTATCCCGTCGGATTTCTTCCACTTCTTATTCACTGGCAGTTGAACCCAATCGCAAATCCCGATAGCGTTGTTTTTGTAATAATCTCCGTAGAATTGAGGAAAAACAAATCCGTTTTTTGCCGCTTGTCGTAGCAATTTGTGTTCCGGTATACTTTTGTCAAGCCTATCAAGGAAGAATATTTGCTGGGCCATATCTCCGTGCATATCGGAATTTTTATCGTGGAGGTAGCTTAACATATTTGGATCGTGGTGATAACACGCCGCTATGTTTACTTCAAGTGCCGAGAAGTCTGCTTCTACCAATGTATGTCCAGGGCGCGGTAAAATAGCCCTGCGACAAATTTGCATCGCCTCTTTATCCCGCTTGGGAATATTTTGGAAATTCGGGTTAGATGAACTGCTTCGGTAGGTCCGAACCGTGTGCAATTGGAAAGAAGGCCTCATATAACCGTCAGTGTTAGTCTCTCTTATGAATTGTTCGAGGTAAGTATCACGGATTTTCGTCCACTTCCGAATTTCAAGAATTAGCTTCAACTCAGGAAGGTCAATCCGTTTTAAGGCGTCTTCGTCTGTGGCTCCTTGACCTGATTCAGTGTATTTCGGTGGTTCAATTTTCATATGTTTGTATAGGATATTCGACAGCTGATGGTTACTGTAAATATTCGTTTTCCTTCCATAAATGTGTTCCCAGCGGCGGTAAAATTTTGTAGCTTGAAGTTTCTTCTTGTAATATTCAATCTTTCTAGTGAGGCGTTGGCGTTGTTTTTGGCAATATTCGGTATCTATCCTTATTCCATAGCGTTCAGCTCGGGCTAATGCTAGAATTCCTTTGTGTATCAATTCATAGGCGTCTTTCGTTGTGGTGACAACTTTTACTCCCACGGACCTCTCTCCTCCCTTCTGTCCTTATTATACAATTTGGGTCAAAATTATTTTAAAACAATTCTGAACTAGGTATGATTTGAAACTTTTGTCTCTCCTTTTCCGCATTTACCCGCTTTCTAGCGATCTCGCAATATTCCTCCGCTATATCTATCCCGATAAATCTCCTTCCCAGTTTCAAAGCCATTTTACAGGTTGTCCCGCTCCCGCACATTGGGTCCAAAACTATATCGCCAGGGTTACTCCACGATATGATATGGTCGGCTGCTAGTTGTTCAGGGAATATTGCAGGGTGCTGGTAGGCGATTTTGTCGTTAGTGCAATGCCCACCCCCTATCGGGTAATTCCATACATTAAACCGCTTCCCATACTCTTGCGTAACCTTTGACTTTCCCGTGTTTCTGCTGCCATCTCGCTTTCTACCACTCGCACCTCTAGCTCCTATATAAAGGTTCTTCCTATCATAAATGAAGTTCAATGACTTTGGTTTACCCTTGGCAAGAATGAACATATACTCAAAAACCTGATGATAGCAAGTCTTGCTGGGAAACGAAAAACTCTCTTTATTCCAAATCATTGTGTCGTGTAAGTTGAAACCGCATACATCTTTAAAATATAAGGCCTGCCGAAAGCTCGTCCCTGTCTCACTTCCATTAACGGTCGCGTCTCCTACCACCCAAACCACTACGCCACCGGGTTTCGTTACTCTATACAGTTCCCTCGCAATACTCTCAAAATCAAAGGTATATCCTCTATAATCCCGCAAGTTATCATACGGCGGACTCGTGACGGTGAGGTCTATAC